AGGAACTGACTTTGCCGTAACCCAGACGCCTTCTACAAACTCTCCATGTCCGTCTTGATGATCTCTCAAATACTCCTTACGGACATAAACATGTTCACTAGGTAGGTTGCAGATAAGTGTACTCATCAGTCTTCATACACCAGACATTCTGGTTCCGATGGATTAGCATCACAATATAGTTCTAGTGGAGTAGGATCATGATGATCACCTGCCTCAATTTCTGTCTTGTGATGTTCCGCATAATCCTCTAACTCATGCAGTTCGCCCTCAATATGACGACGTTGTTGTGGCGAAGTAGTTGGATCTTCAAGGATTTCTTTGTCCTTAGCGATGTGAGTCTCGATGTTTTTCATGTTAGTCTTGAATAGGAATCTCGTACAAGTGTCAGACCGGTGAAATCTCCCCCTGTAGAAAACTTATGAGATAATTTTCTGATCATGTAAAAACCAGACTGCGGAGCAGTTCCATGATCAGTTTTACTCATATTTATTTTAGGAAAAGTACACTTGATTACAAGTCCAACGTGTAACCCAGTGTTCATCGGCACTGTGATGTTTAGAGACTGGGAAAATAATGCTGCATATCTGGCAGCTCCCTGTGCTTGATAATAGGATTGATTTTGTGGTGTGTCAAGTTTTCCGGCACTAGATAGAGCGCCAAAGTCAAGGGTTGATAACATAATTCTACTAGGTCTATCGTCAATCTCAAATGGGATGTTCTCCACCTCATTAGATAACTTCATCTGTTTATTGATGCTGTCCCTAAACGTATACTCAAGGAACTCTGGTTTCTTATCAACGATATTAAAGTACCAGTTTGTAGACTTATATTGACCCCTTCTGAGTTTGGCCATTATATCATGATCTGTTTTCCACTGGGGTTCATTATTGATCCTAAAGTTGCTTGCCTCAGTGTATCCTTCAGCACCTTCTTCATATCTATACTCAAATCCAGAAGGATTATTAAATGCGTTATCAATACTAGCAAATCTAAACTTAGTCAGAGTTTCATGGAAAAAATAACCAGCAGATCCAGCAGTCTTACTATTACTTACAATAGGAATACTCTTTGGACATAGAGATCCAATAGCATGAAATGGACGCTTATAGTTGCCCATGAAATTATAAGCGTTGGAAGTCTCCTCAATCTCTAGACGATCTTGTGGGATTTCTAGTGTTTCTGTTAGAATCTTCTTAATACTACTGTGAATTTGCCCCTTATATTTGTGATATACACGGGTAACCTGATTATCTAACGCTGGTTTAGATTCACACTGAATCGTAAATGCTTCCTTTTTGGCAGTGCTGATAATATTCTTGATGTTAGTAATAACAAGAGGATATTTCTCGTCAAACTTAATGACTTCACCCTTTGGTAAACTTGGATGCTCTAGTGTTATGAACACACTCATACCACTACGGATGAATGATAATCTGCCATCAGTATCCGCTAGATCGATCTCCCAGTGGAAGGAGGAGTCAGAAACATCCTCATAATAAGAAATTAAACCACTCTGCAAGCGGCAATCGATAGGTTCTCCCTCTTCAGGAACAACCAATAACTCTTTGATTTTATGACCGGACGCAAAGAGTGCCATTAAGCTGTTGTTTGGGAGAGAGCATCTATAATGTATCTAGCAACTTTAGCGTCACTTGGACCAGATATAACTCTGACCCCACCACCAGAACCACCACCACCCATCATTGGTTGTTGGTTTTGTCCTTCCTCAACAGGAAGAATCATAGAAACTTTTTCTCCACCACCCAATTTCATATTCATAAGTTGTTCCTGCTCACGATGAATTTGTTCGTTAATCCTATCTTGTAGACTAGGTTTCTTAGAAGGATTCAGTTGTTGTAGAGCCTGCTGTGGAATACCTTCTGGATATTCTCTCTCCAGTCTCTTCATCAACGATTCCTGTTCAGTCATAGGATTACCCTGACTGGTTTCTTTTTTAACAGGAGTTGTAGATTTAGAACCAAACTTCTTAGTTGCCTTAACAATGCCTGGTGCTGCTGGGGTTGCTGGGGTTGCTGATTGATTTTTAAAAATCATCTCCAGCAGAGTTCTCTGCTGCTGTTCGAGTGAAACACCAGGAGTAGGAGGTTCTTTTGGAGTTGAAATTTTTACTGGTTGTTTTGGTGCCTTTGGTATAGCGGGTTTTCTCTGACCAAAGGCACCTTTCATACCCAAAACGGATAGGAATGGTGCGATAGTAGCAGGAAGGTTAAAGATACCACCTGCCAACTCCATCTGAGACACCGCTCTTTCATTTGATTCTGGCGTCAACTTAGGATTAAACGAGATTCTAGGGGACATATCAGGTCCACCTATCAATCGATTAGGAGCAGTAGCACCAACCTTTAGGAATCCAAAATCTGTCATCCTGGATGCTGTCTTTCCAGTCTCTAGATATTCTTTCTGTAGTTCTATCAGAATACCATAAAGTTCTTTTGGAATTACTTTGCCAGTGAAACTTGCAACACCATCTAATGCCGCCGCCGTCTCTTCAGGAGTATCTCCTGGTGGTTTACCAGGTTCTGGTTTTGGACCTTGCTCCCCGAAGAATCCACCATAATCTGTGCCTTTTGGTTCTACTGCTTCTACAGGTTCTGATTCAACATAACATAATGTGTTTAGTTTTTCTAACTTACCAAGTGCTCTCTCAAAACTATCCAACCCAGTTCCGAATGGCGTCTTCGCCAACATCATCCCAGATCTTTTAGTTTCTTCTATTCTTCTGGCATCAGCACCAGTAATACTATCAGCAACTCCCGATGCCAGACTACCACCTAGGAGACTGCCTAGGACTCCTCCTATGGCAGCACCAGGGATAGCACCAACACCACCGAACATAGCGCCTATAGCGCCTCCTGCCACCGCTCCTGCCTTCATACCACCTAGACCACCTAGCAGTCCTGCTCCCGCTCCTGCGCCCGCCTGGAGGTTAGTCTGACCAGATCCCTTACGCATGGCAAAATCAACGCCAGCAAACGCAACGTTAAGAGGACCACCAATCCCAGACACTCTACCTTTAGGAAGGACACCTGGACGACGTAGACCACCTGTAGGGACTCTAACAGATCTAGGTTTACCACCAGGTACCATGGGTTTGGCACCACGCATCCTGCCAAGGGCACCACCACCTACCAATGCAGATAGTCCAAGACCACCCAACAATGCGTTAGTTTTATTACCAGAGTCTTGTTCTTTCTGCTTTACAGCATCTATAGCAGATCGAAATGTTTTTAGTCGTTCTTGTTGATTCTTCTTCCTTTGCTCAAGGATTTTTCTTTGATCACGGTTATTGACAACAGAATTCCTGCCGAAACTATTGGTTAGTGCCAGAGAAGTTCTTTTTAGTTTTAGTGCTGAACCTAAAAGTTTGTCAATAGGTTTCATTAACCGACCGCCTCAGTTGAGTAACTTAGTGCCTGGATCATGCGACCTACATCAATATAATCGGGATCAATGTTAGGAGTGCTCGATGTAGGTCCAGCAGCAGAAGCAATAGGTTGCTGTGCTTTAGAACTGGAAATCGGAACGGGTAGAACACTTACTTCCTCACCCTTACTTTCATTCCTGATCCTCTCAAGATTCTCCTTAAAGATATCACTCGACTGCTGTAGAGTTCTTCCTGTTTGTCCATACCTAGGACCAAAACTTGCCCAAAGATTATTGAGTTTACGAAGTTCACCCATATCCAATCCGTCATTCGGATTGATTCCACCTTGCCGTGCTAGCGTAATCGCCATACGATTCTGTAGTTCTGGTGTGAAGACATCAGTCTCTTTAAAGTCACCTCTATCTAGCAAACCCTTCAGAGTTCGTGGCATGAGTTGGAGGAAACCAGAAGCAGAAGAATTATACTTATCTTTCTTAAATGGGATTGTACCACCACCCAGTCTTTCTGGGATAGCATCATCTCCACCAAGTTTAATGGCACTATACAACTCACCAAGGTTCATCTGGGTGAGTTCTGGGACCTTCGCGCCACCATAGACGGTATTATAATCAGCACCTTCTAGTTGACCGATGGTTTGGAGCATTGCTCTCTCAGGATTTGTCCCTTTATATCCTTGTGGTACAAAAGATGACGGAGGTAGTTTTCTTGGTCCACCATTACCATCATCAGGTGGCGTATCTTCACCCTTAGGTGTTTTCATGTTTGATTTTGTTTGATCCTGAAGTCCAACCATTCCGGCAAGAATCTTATCAAAACGTGCTGATAAAGAACCAAATCTTTTGGTATCTTCTGGTGTAATTGTATTTCCTTTTTGTTGTCGAATTAGATCTGCTCTTCTTTGTTCTGCGTTTGTACCACTTTGGTTCATTGCCATGCCGCCCATACCTAGGAGTGCTAGCAGACCTAAACCCATCCCAAGTTTTCCGCCCCCACGAGGCATACGGGGCGCTCCCCCAGGTTTACCTCCACCCAATAATACCTTACCCATAACCACTCCAGTAACTATGTTTATAATTTCAGGCAAAAATGCTGTAACAGCAGCACCAGCGTTTACTGCGGCGTCACCAGGACGACCTTCTAGTGCTGATTTAATTGCCAGTGCTCCAGCTAAGAGACCTAGTTTAGCACGGATATCAAGGAACGAACCACGTACACTTACTAAACCGTCCTCTTCCTTCTTTAAAAGTTTCTTTTCTTCAGCACCAATCTGCTTTTGTACTCTAGATTGTTGTCCTATTTGTTGTCTTAGTTGACCAAGGCTCGCATTTACTTGCTCGAACTCTAGAACCAACTTACCCAATGCCACCGCTGTTTTTGGCGACAATTTATCCGATTCTTCGTTCTTTGCTGATTCTAGTCTTTCATAGGCAGCAGACATTCTCTTAGCAAGTGGAGCAACCTGAACTGGTTTACCACTTCTAGGAGTTCTTTTCCCCCCAACCATCGGTGTGATTGCTTGCTGCATCATGGCACGTCTTACCGCCCCTTGACCAGGGGTGCGAGGCATTCCAAACCCCCGCATAGACATTATTTCTCCGGCTCTAGGCATTTTTTGCTTGCTGGTATTCTATTCTCTGTTTATCGAGATAGTTCTTAAGCATACTAATATAGGTCTCACGTTCCCACGGAATCAAAGACTCAATATCTGAAAGATTCCAGTTGTGGTATTGTATCAACGAAAAATTCTCTTCCATAAAAGCAGAGATAGTCGTATGATACATCATTATGCGAAAAAATTTGATAGACCCTCAATTAAAATTTCACTTTCGACCTTAGTATTAGGATTGACGACAGACCCACGATATGTCAATCTTGGCATTGTGGAGAAAAATCTTTCAATCTCAGCGAACTGAGTTGATGTCATACCTTCTACAAATGATGTAAGTTCTTTCTTGGTACAATCAGAAGCGGACCATGCCTCTTCTTCGTTATAAATGGTGTCAACACAATCGACTACAGCAGCAAATGCTTTAGCGATAGCATCATTATCCACAGTTTCAGAAACAAGGAAGTTGTTTTCTACAAACTGTTTTAGTGAAGGATACTTCAAAGTCATTTTCAGACCTTCACCAAGATCAATAGACTCACTATGCTCATCAGGAACATCCAATACAATTTCAGATGTATGGATTTTTAATGGAACCTGAGTTTCACCATCGTCAGTACAAGTAACCAGAAGTTCAACAATCTCACCGACAGATTTGGCACGAATGTTGAGAAATAGGTACTCAAGGTCAAAACTAGGGAGTTCATCAACCTTTACACCACGAGATGTGATACATGCCTTCAGAACATCTTTTAGAGTATTCTGAATGGTTTTTTCATCACCACTCTCAAGAGCAATTAGCAATGCCTTCTCCTCTTTTACGAGGAATGGACGATACTTAACTGCTTTTCCTGTAGAAATTAAATTTAGTTCAAACGTAGGCGTTGAAACCTTCGGTAATGGCATAGATATTCAGTTCAGTGACTATATTTATTACCCCTGGAAAGGTGTTACTTCTACAGTACGAAATTTACGATTTAGTTCCGATATATTATCTTTGTCACGAGAACCACGATCAATGAAGAAGTAATCATACTTAAAGGTCATTGTAGTCTTAATCAAGTTAGCAGGTCCGTAGGCAAGTGGAGCAGCAACAATATTCGTAGGGAAAGCGTTCTTCAGTTTATACTCAATAAAGTTTGGCTCCCTATTATCATTTGTAGTAGTTTTTTTAAGTCTCTTACCGGGACTTAAAAGGTCATTGCTAAATGCTGTAATGTCAATATCACACTTGTAAGTACTAGGATACCTCAACCGTTTATAAGTTGGATTTTCATGAGTGAAAGAGTCTGCGCTATTAAAATTATTATTGAATGTTGGGGAAATAAATTCCATCCAAGCATTAAAGACCTCGTTAGTATAATAGTCTTTTTGTGAGTAAAAGGTTAGATTAATATCTGGATATCGTCTATATGTGGCAAAGTGCTGCGTTACACCTTGTCTCAATCCATCAATAGATTGTGTCGCGAGTTGAGATCCTGGTAGAACTGCTTCAGAACAAAATAATGCTAGGTAATTACCAGCACCGGAACCTTCAGTCTCAGCGGCAATCAATCCATGCTGTTTAATGAAATCAGACAATCCGGGAGTTTTACCGTTTATATCAATATAAACGTCATATAAGTTATTAAACGCTGGAACAGTATTTGTGAATCCGCCTGCCCGCACCAGCTCCTCGGTCTTCAGATAAAATCTATCTTGTTTAAATTTATCCGTAGATGCCATCTAAATAGAGGATGATTTAATATACTATGTATGTCGTATAAGGGGAAGTTTAGACCGTCGCACCCCAAAAAATACAAAGGCGATCCTACAAGCATCATTTATCGCTCTCTGTGGGAGTTAAAATTTATGCGATATTGTGATAATAATCAAAGAGTGCTCAAATGGTCATCTGAAGAGATCGTAATTCCATATAAATCTCCAATAGATAATAAGTACCACAGATACTTTCCTGATTTCTATATCAAATATGTCAAGTCAAACGGGCAGGTGAAGGAAAGTCTAATTGAGATCAAACCGGCGAAGCAAGTAAGAGAACCAAGAAAACAAAAACAACGGACTAAGCAATACGTTGCCGAGGTCTACGAATACGCCAAGAATCAGGCAAAGTGGGAAGCAGCAAAGAATTTCTGCGACGATAGATTATGGGAGTTTCAGATTTTTACTGAGAAAGAACTTGGAATTTAAGTCACAATTACCAAAATCCAAAGTTGTCACTGATCTAACGATCGGTAGTCTTGTGATGTTTAGGTATGACGCTAAAACTGCCAACGAACTACCATTTTACGACAAATGTCCGTTGGTCCTCATCGTCGCTGAAGAAAACGAGATCTTCTTCGGTACCAATGTCCATTACTATAAACCAAAAGAACGTGTAGGAATCGTAGACTATCTCCGGGAGGACATCCAAAGCGGCGGAGAAGATTACATGGGATTCCTTTTCGGGTCGGCAGGGTTCCATAAATACTTGAAATCTAATGTTAGAAGTTTGTTCCTAGAAGTGGCAGCAGAAGAATGGGGCAAAGCGTCATTGCTGCCTGCGGAAGAATTTGTACGTAGTTTAGGTGGCGTAGAAGTCCCCATCACCGGAAGGAGTGTTTACTGATGGCAAAGAAAAATCCACCTAAACCATATAAATCTGGTAGCAGTACAGTTGGGTATAGCCTTGAATTCACAACACCAAAATATCCAGGTAAGTTTTTTACAATTGAATATAGTTTGGATACTGCTAATGCAGATTTTTTAAATAATAGCAAGATTACATGGCGTTATACGTCAGGTTTTTCCAACCCTTTCGCGGATTTTACTGTACCAGGCAATAATGATTTTGATACTATTATAGCAACTCCTGAGGCAAAAAAGGCACTTCATGCCTCACAACTTCGAGCAAAACAGTTGCTTATATCAGAAGGAACTAAAGAAGAACAAGAAGCTGCCACTAAAGCGGCGAATAAATCTGGTAATAAAGAAACCTGGAATAATGCTAATGGTCCACAACTCACTAACAATAATTTAAGCACAGTTCAACCCCCATCAAATTATATTGTAGGAAATTCAAACCCAGCAAAAGTTGAAGGGGCAGATCTACCGATTGGAGTACCAAAAGAAGATGTAGTAGATTTTATCAAGTCTATCGTAGGAGATGAAAAAATGATCTCCTTAAAGTATCCAATGGATGCTTTATATGGAAATGGACAAGATTACCTCGCCATTGAGCAGTTTACATATAGAGCACCTCAGGGAGATAGTCTAGAAAAGCCAGATTTCATAGGCACCCTTACAAATGGTCTTCAAAGGAATTCTAATTTGAGTGATTATATTGGAGTCGTTAGACTTCCAATCCCAAACAATCTTTCGATGAGCAATTCTGTTGATTGGGGTGACTCTAGAGTAAATCCTGTCGAAGCAGGTGCTTTCTTCTCAGCATTTGACTTGGCAAATGATGGATTAAAGGGAAATGTTGGTAATTTGTTAAGTGGTGCATTTTCAGGGTTTGGAGATTTCTTCAATGCTGTGGGAGATGGTAAGTTTAGTCCTGGAACAGCACCAGGAACATTGTTATCGGCATTCCTAGCACAGTATGGTTTGGGAAAAATTGGTATTAACGTAGACCCAGCACAGTTTATCGCTCGTGGAACAGGTAACACTATCAACCCCAACCTAGAGTTATTGTTTAGTGGTCCGAAACTAAGAAACTTTGCTTTCCAATTTAAGTTCGCACCCAACGAAGACACAGAAGCATCGATATGTAGAAAGATTATACGTTTCTTTAAGCAAGGAATGGCAGCAAGGCGAACCGCAGGACAAACACTGTTCTTAGGATCTCCAAACGTCTTTAGATTGCGATATTTGACAGGCGACAGGAAGACAGGAAAAGATGGTCCGATTCGTGCTTTGCCTAGATATAAGATCTGTGCTCTTACATCAACAGAAGTAAACTATGCTCCTGGTGGTCTATATCAGTCATATGAAGATGAAAAAGCAGGTTCTCAACCTACTATCATGAACCTGACGTTGAACTTTACAGAACTAACACCAATTTTCGAACAAGATTATAGAATCTTTGATGGTGAGGACGCCGAGGCAAGTAACACAGACTTGTTCGTTAGAGCAGGTGGTGAATTGGGAGCAATTAACAGAATCAACTCAGAAGACGTAGGTTTCTAATGGCATACTTCGATCTATTTCCAGACATTCTTCTACCATCGTTCATTGACAATAGGAACTCTTCGTTTGATTTTACCAGAACGAAGAACTTGTTTAAACGTGCCAAAATTAGAGACGACTTCTTCGAGAATGCCACTGTATTTGATAAGTTCAGTATTAGTGGTGATGACAGACCTGATAATGTCGCCAAAATTCTTTATGATGATCCAGAATTAGACTGGGTGGTCCTTCTCGCAAATAATATTATCAATATTCGCGATGAATGGCCTATGAGTGGATATGATCTACAGCGTTATCTTGATAATAAGTACTCTAAAGAGCAACTAGAGGAAATCCATCATTATGAGACCTTAGAACAAAAGGCGGGTGATGGTAGATTGCTTCTAAGTGGCGGTATGTATGTTGATGAGAACTTCCAGTTTAAGTATTCTTATGGTGGTGTTTCTTATGTGCTTGCTGGTGGCAGTTTGATTAAAAGCGTATCAAATTATCAATTTGAACTTGAGAGAAATGATGATAAACGAGTAATTTTCGCTCTGAGACCAGAATACCTAAGTGTCATTTTCGAAGATATGCGTGAGATCATGACTTATACCGATAGTTCACAATATATTGATAATCGCACTAAAAAAGGCGACAATCTAAGAGTATTGTCGCCTCGCTGAGTATTCAGTTTATAAAAAACCTACGGGAGATTTTTTGCCGGAGTTTTTTGTCGGCGTTCTGTAGAACTAAAAGTCGATTTTCCCTACCAAGTCTTATGATGTGTATTCACATCACCCTCGACATGGTTGTGGTCTATGGACTCTATGTGAGCATGGTCAACGCTGATATGAGAATCTTCGACAACCTTTACTCTATAAACAATCTTGGATTGCTTCTTTGTGAAATGCAAGTCAATACGTTTCTTGATATAGTATAGAATAATCAATACGATGAGGAATTGAATACCCTCACTCCATGACATATTCCATGCTTCATTCAAGTCGAGACCTGCTGCTGCTAGAAGATTCCCCATACTATTCCTCAGCTAAACGTTGGAAGTATGAGAGTGCATCGTCATCATCGTTAGATGATGCTTTGATGTCAGGTGAATTAAAGTCTGGTTTAGAAGGAACGATACGCTCCTCTTCACGCTGTTGCTGACGGGACTTCATCACGACATTTTCCTGCTCATCAAACGTGTCAGGATCAACACGACGACTGGTAGCACTGGGGTTCAGTACAGCGTTCATACGCTTGTCCAGTTCCTCGTAGGTCTTAAACTGATCTGGTTTAACAAACTCCTCAAGTGAGTGCTGCTTCTTCCAGATTGTTTCCATAGCATCGTCATCATCCAGTAGAGCACCTTGTGCTGCGAACTCGGATGAATCATAGTTACGATAACCGGCAACGTTCTTTGCCTTCAGTTTGAAGTTGGCACCTTGCCAGAAGTCAAACGGATCGATTGCTTCTTCGTCTTCGAACTCAGGTTGCATGGCAGCAGTGATCTTATCAAAGATCTTCTTGCCAAACTTGTACAGGAACACTTGACCTTCGTTGGCAGGATTGCTAGGATCCTTCACAACATAGATGTTAGCAGTATAAGTCAGTTTACGTTTCTGCTTACGTGCTTGTTCCTTGTCTTCATCTGCGCCGCTGTTCCACAGAATACGATTGTATTCCGACACAGGATCTTTGCCACCGTTAGTGGTCAAAGAGTTTTCAATATACCAACCGCCGGGACCTTGGAAAGCATGAGAATAGACCTTCGCCCAGGGCAGTTCTTCCCCATCGGGTGCAGGAAGAAAACGGATTACAGCGTAACCGTTACCTGCTTTGTCAACGTCTAGTTTCCACAGACGCTCATCAGTACCGCCACTGCCGCCAGTCTTGTTCATCTTCTCAATCTCTTTGGTGAGTTTGGAAGTTAGACTGCCGAGACGGGACTGTTTCTTAAGATCAGAAAAGGACATTTAGATTTGGTGGATTCGGAGGATTGTTTCACCGCGTTCATTATAACGCCCTATTTATCCCATGTCAAGCGTGTCAAAACTGTGCTGCATGAGCATGGATGCTAGTCTTGATTTAAGAGACAATAGATACTCCTGCTCCTCAGCGGGGCGAGCAGGAGAACCAGGCCATACCTCTAATCCATAGCAGACATGCCCATAAAGGAGACGGATCTCCTCTATAGGCATCTTGATGGTGACGTGCCATTCGCCTTCCCACCATTCTTCGAGTGGATCAGTCGCGTTGTCTCCAGTCATCAGTTCTATCCTGTTTGAACCAGTCTGAGATATCCTCTGCTCCTTCAAAGTTAGATTTGTAATTAGTAGGATCAGGATCACCTAGGTCCATCTGATTCAAAAAATGATCCAAACCACCTTTAAAAATATTTGGATTTGATGCTACTCTACGTGCCTTACGCAACATTTCACCTGCTGACCTGTTCGCTTTTGCTAACTTGTCTGCCCAGATCATATCATCTAACTGGACCTCTTCGCCCTTTGCGATACGATTACAAATGTATTCTAGTCGCAGTCGATACTCCGTAGACAGCATATATCTAGTATATTTCTGGTATTTAGGGCGTGTCAAGGCGCTTTGCTAGGTTATCTAGTGTGTTACGCATGTTTCTAAAGATAACATTCATATCAACATCTTTGAATCCCATAGCTGCGGATGTCGTTCGGATCTTCTCCTTCATTTCTATCGCCTCAGGGTCGTCAGACAGCGATAGACGGGTCCACATGACCTCTTGCTTATCCAGGAGCACCTTTAGTTTCTCCATGTGCTCACGCTTCTCCTGGTCGTTCATAGACCCGAACTGCATGATCACCTGGTAGAGTTCCTTCTGGATATTAAAAATCTCTTCCATCTCCTCACGGATAATAGTAGAGTCAAAAAACTTACTCATTAACTTGCTCCCTCAAGTATTTTTTATACTTGAATACATCGATATTTAGAAAGGGTTCATACTTTTTGATTTTGAGACCAACTTTTTCCCAGACAGGATCTAACAGTTTCTTGTCAAAGTCCTTGGCATACCCCAGAATTTTGTCTAGGATTGCCATCGTCTCAATACTGGTATCACCTGCCAAGTATGATTTTAGCACAGGTGGGTGACCTTTACACTTAAACAATTCGATGAGCGAATATTCGTCAAGCAATTTGTCAACCTGTTGAGTGTATTGATAGTACAAACTCTGCTGACGATTCTGCCAGCGTTTGTAACTACCTTCACCACTACGAATGATTGTACCAATCCACAGACCATCTGGATTATCAGTCTCTACAAAGTTAGCGAGGAAGAATGCCTTGACCTCATCATCATTGTACTTTCTCGAAGTTTTCTCAAAGAAATAACGATCCTTTCTCTTATAAAACGAGTCCAAACTAGCACGAGACTTACCACCATACCGAAAGTAATCATACTTTGGTTTGGTAAAGTGATGCTTAAAAGCAAGATACTGTTTGTAAGTATCAAACGGGGTCATCAAACTGGCGTACAATTGTTTTCCTCACATCTAATTGTTTGTTAGCATAAAAATAATTTGGATTAGCAGGACACATATTACAAATAGAATGCTTCTTCCATTGAGTGTCTGACATCTTGTAGATGTCTTTAATTGATGCATCAACAGGAGTAGGTTTGTACTTAAGATACTTCTCCCACACCTGATCATCAGATTGATCCGTTGCCTCTAAAGTTTCTTTTAGATAAGCAATACTGGCACACTTCCATAAGTGTCCTCGATAAATCTGCATCTGTGGACAGGTACAGAAACTCCAACTCTTATCAAGATCGTTGTCTTCATGGGGGTAGAATTTACCCTCCTCCCATTTTAGCATATCAAACCACTTATCTTCCCACTGTTCAGATACCTCTAAACATTCTTGGAGATTTACTTTGTCCTTGGCATACTCTATAAACTCTTCCACATTTTTGTAAATGAGTTTACCTTTTGTAGAATATGGACTGACATGCATACTAAGTTTTAAGATTGTACCACGCTTTAGATGCTCTACGATCTTTTCCTTGTGCTTATGAAGAAGAATACCATTACTATAAAATTTAATCCTACAGTTGGCGAGTTCTTCTATGCGAGTAAGCAACTCACTCCACCTTGGCTCTAGCAAGGGTTCCCCACCCACAAGACTGATATGTCCCCAAACATGTATCCTTGGAAGGATACTCTCGCAGTCAGAGATCATCTGATCTACATCCACACCACTACCAGGTGCTAAAACTTGACTGTTATGGTTACAACCACGACATGCCAAATTACAACCATTATGTACGTGGATGTTTACACCACGAAACGCTGGTTTATCTGTGGGTTCATTAGGATCACCAACAAAATTTTCCTTAGAATACTCCACAAACCGACGTAACTTTGGGCGTCTTGAGAATACAGTTCTATTTTTATTATGTGGGGTTTCCATTCCAGATTTTGTATAAGATGTTATTGGGATTTAGCTCGTGTACTTCTGGTTCTTGGTGGAACAAACAAACAGAATACTTTGGCATAAATTTAAAGTGAGGTATCTCACCACCATCCCAGAAGTGTTCTGGTTTTGATCCCTCCCTATAAGAATAAAAAACTTCTGGTAGGTATTCTAAATCAGAAAAATGATTTCCATTTAGATAAGGATCTATCCCTCTATACTTCCTAACATGCTTCTGCCAGTTTTGTATATATTGTTCGTAAATGAACTTGGTATCTCTCCAAACCATACAACTGGTATTGAAGGCAAATACAGGTCTCTCCTCTGTATATTTTCTCTTAACCCAATCAGAAGACTTCCACGTACAAGATATAATCGCGAAGTTAGTTTCAAACTCTAGTATAGATGTGATGTCACCCTGAATAACTATATCAAGATCAAAAAATATTTTCTTATCATACTTATCTAATTCTTCACGACCAAATAGTTCTAATTTATTCCACGCTGGCCACCAAGATTGTATACCTATACTCGCCCTCTTAGGATCTCTCCACTTGGAAGGATCCTTTACTAGAGGTTGCATATCATATACAATTACATTCAGATCAATACCAGAAGGATCATCTGTAAAGCATATAAAATCTTTATCACTATATTTCATTACAGCATCATACAACCTGTTAACATAAATGGATGGATACTTTTGCCCTATTTTTACACAGGTAATACAATCCATTTTAAATCACAAGTTCTGGAAAGATTTCTTTGTAATCGGTTTGGTTGACGTGATCGATTGCTTCGGTGTATTCTAAAAATTCACTCCAACGTTTCTCCCAGTCAGGAATTTTTTCTAGAAGAGATTTACATAGAAACTCTAACTCTGTTCCCTCATACTTTTCCACAAGTCTCTTTCGGATATCAGGATGTAACGCATCAATTCTACAAACCTCAGGTTCGATTACATTATTAAGATTATACCGAATGTTATTTTGATTGCAGAAATCAATAATTTTATCAAGTTGGATGACTGACAATGATGACAGTGTAATATTAGCCTCAAATGTAGTGGTGTGTGGTCTCAGTTCAGCAATATTTTCGATGATTTTATTCCAGTCAGATGGATGACGCATGTAATCATTCCATTTACTATATCCTTCTACGGACCAACGAATGTTAACAGATTTAAACTGCTTAATGTAATCAATGACCTTACACCCTTCCCACTGTAGTTTAGTCATGTTAGTCACATAATCAAGATTGATATTCTTTGCCTCATCAATCTCAATCATGGCATCCAGCAATTTATAATGCGATGGCATGATAAAAGGTTCACCACCAATGATAACGAAGGTTTTAATCTTTGGTGCTAATTTTTTAAGACTTTCCATCTGAACTTCAAAAAGTTCTGGATTATCTGAGGCAAGATCATATCCAATACCGTCTTCGGCAAACTTTTCGATGTGTTCATACCCAAGGAACTCAGAGACCTTTGGATTGAACTCTATCATCTTTTTGGTTTGCTTAATCCTCCCAGTAGAGTTCTTGATATTACACATGAAGCAGTGTAGATTACAAGAGTTGCCAAAGATTCTCATCTTGGCATTGATTATTCTACCAAACCTAGGTTTGTCAAGTGGTAGTCTAGGAGAAGGTAAACCATTTGCTTCGTTGGCAATACAACTTCTACAGACATCACGGACGAGTGGTGTCAGAGGATCAGACTTTAGCATATCAAGCCTGAGTTGTTTCATCTGCTCAGAATTATAAAAATCGTAAGCACCATCTTTAATATGTTGTGCCTTAAAGTTGGCATTCTTGTCAGTTTTATATGGATGATCCGTCACTGCATAGCAGCATGGCATCATCATATGATATGAGTCACTAAACAAAGAATCAAATGGTTGCCTACAAAATACTGACATATCAGATAGCGAAGCGTGCTCTCGAAGTACGCTTCAGATAGTTTAGGTTGGTAGCATTACACTTAAGTTTTTCCTTAAGTGGTTTAGAAATGAGTTTGGTTACGTTCTCAATCTCAATTTTGTTCTCGTCACAGTAATGACAGATTGCCTCGATGTAATTCATCCCAGCATTGTCCTTTACCAGTTGCTCAATGTCATTAGAAAACTTATCTTGACATAGGAATTTGCTTTTGATGATAGACTTAACTTCACTTTTGGATTTCATTTAGTTTGTCCTCTACGAACTTTTGGATGTACTCAACTAATAGTTTCATATAAGTCATTTTATCATACTCTTCGTAAACTTTTACCTCACCATTCGCACATGTCATAATGATGACGAGTTTCTTTACTGGAATACCTGTAAGTTCATAGAACATGCAACCATATGCTGCTGCCTGAACAAAGTAATTCTCAATCCAATCTCTTGGTTTGGGTTTCTCTGCGGTCTTAAAGTCAATGATTGCTAACTCAGGTTCGCCTGACTCACCAGTATACTCTGCTATACAATCAACCGTACCCGCTACACCTAACTCTTTGCTGTAGAGTGATTCCTCTAGGGCGTAGATCCTATTTATATTACCAAGGGTTTTCTTCGCCTGAAGGAAGAGCATCTTGGGTCCAGGTTGCTCAAAGTCAACCTCTTTATTAAGTAGGTGTGTCTCAATTAGTTCGTGTGTTTGAGTGCCTCGTGTGGTAGCTCGCTTTGAGATACGATTTGCTTCCTCGTTTCCAACACGAGCACGCCACTTCTTAAAAATCTCTTTATTATAATGGGAGGTCACCGAGGTGATAGACACCATCGGATGATCCTCTACAGTATAATATCTTACCCCATCAATAGTCTTCCTTCTCAGTTTAGGAAGATCAATATCAACATGTTCAAACATTAAAATCCAAGTGCAATCTTATTAAGAATGTAACTCTTAACTAGACCAGATCTCACAATGTCATCAACACCGAACTCGATAGATTCGAACTCTGGCATTGCAGCAAGGATCTTCATAAAGTCAAGGATACCATTACGTTCGTTTGTCTTGACAAGATCCGTCTGAGCAGAATCACCGCAGAAATGGATCTTACAATTCTCACCAACTCTTGTTATTATACTATCAAGTTCATGAAAATTCAAGTTCTGTGCTTCATCAACGATAAGAATACAAT